TATACCATTATTTAAAACAAAGTCAGGAGTATAGGTGCGATATGCAAGGTCTTCCCATTCTATCTTTATTTTTTCATAAAGAAATTTTATCTTATGAGTTTTTAGATAAGATGCAACTGTATCCTCTAAACCACTCCTATACCCATTTTTACGTGCCATTCTAGTAGCACTATAAGCAGACATATTTAGAAATAAAACTTAAATGGATAATCCATTGTTGAATTAGTTCCATAACCTAAAGATTTCATTTCTTCACGTACTAACTTTTCAGCTTCTTTACGTTGTTCTAAAGCATGTCGTAATCCTTCAGTTTTACGTTCTCTATATTCTTTTTTAAGTTCAAAGAGTTCTTTTTCTTTTTCCTTAATAAGTTCTGCCATTTCATCTATTTTTATATTTGTCATATATTTTTCTCCTTCTTTATATTAACATAATGAACCATTTTAGGTTCTTTTGCTTTTGACATTTTAGCAGGTAAGGTTTCTAATGTTTCCCAACAAGCCTGTCTAAAATCACAGAAAGTGCATATTTTACTTAGCATCATATTACCTGTAGCTTTACCTCTAAAGTATTCAGGTTCAGGACTAAAACAACGCACTAATTCTTTACTATCTACTCTTTTTATATTATCTTTTATTTTAGATAATTCTTTTTCTACATTTACATTTGTAGCAGGAACATATTTAAAATTGCCATTTGCTTTATTTACAACCCACCAACCACCTATTTTTGATTTACTAGCTAAAGCATAACCTGTAAGTTGTCCTATATAACCAAAGCTATCACCCTCTGCTAAACTTTCAAAAGATTCAAACTTATATTTATAAGACCAATCAGATGCAGATTTAATATCATCAACTGCACCATCTACAATTAAATCATATGTTCCTGAAACAGAAGTATCACCTATATCTATACTAACAGTATCACTATTTTTATAATCTACTTTAGCTTCTGTTAGTAATCCTTTAAATATAGCTTCTACTATATCCCCTATTAGCATATTCATAATAAAAGTATTAGGTTTAGGTAATGCTTTTTCAGGATAGTTTTTTTCAAACCAAAGTTGGCAAGAAGGTCTACCTATATTAGACATACGAATAGAAAAACTTCTTTTTTTATCAGAGGAGAATTGACGAGTTAAAGATTCCTCTATGTCTTTTGATATTTGTTTAATAGTTTTTTTAGACATAGTACCTTCACCTTTAGAAACTTTTCTAAGGTATTCATGTATAGCCAACTCTCCTCTATGTTTCATTATTTAACACCTGTAGATGCATCAATATCAATAAAATTACCTACTAGATTTTTATCATCTTGAGACATATCATCAACCTCAGATATATTATTTTCCCATTCTCTAGCAACCCAATTATTAGTATTTTGAACCCACTCTTGAAATTGTGTAAACAACGTATGGTCATCTTCACTTATATCAACAGTTTTAGTTAAATCTAAATTAGGAGAAGGTAAATAAAAATAACCACTAGGAATAGTTTGTTTAATAGTAGTCATCTCTATTGGATAGTTAATAGGTATTAACTGCATCTTTGAAAGTGTATTTATAGGATTACCCATAACTTTAAAAGCAGTATTATTATCTACTTCCCACATAAAAGGTGTCTCTTTAAAATCTCCTACGTCTTGATAATTGCTATCTACAACTTTATCAAGCATAGTAATTTTACCAAATATAACACGAGTTCTTTTTACAGATTTAATTAACTCTTTTGTTTTTTCAGGTAAGCTACCCCAATCTTTATTAAAACCTAAAGGTCTACCTAAATTAAATGTACCCAAAGTATCTTTTAAATCCATATTTAAATTATCTGCTAGTACAGTTTTTTCATATTTTTTAGTAGCACCAAAAAACTTTTTATACATAAATCTTTGCATAAAAATTCTAATACTAATTTTATTTGAAAAGTAACTATTTTTATCGTCTATAATTTTTAATTCATAAGAACCTTCAGGTAATATTTCTTCTTTAATTTTTTTACCATTAATCTTACTATCTTGCATCAAAGCATCTTTATGTATTCTTAGTATAGGCAATCTAATACTTGAAGATGATGAACCATTTGATTCACTTGATAATCCCATTGCCTTAGACATAACGGAATAATCTGTTGCATCTATACTTTTTATTGTTAATTCATTATTCATATATTTTTCTCCTTTTTGAAAATGTTCGTAGTTATATCACACTACCTCTTTCATGTCAAGCCAATTATCTCCTAATTTAGCTTCTAGTAAAAGAGGTACATTTAAACTTATATTAAACTTTTTATTTACTAATTCTGTCATATTATCATTTACACTATTTATAACAGTAATAACATCTTGTATTTCACTAGGATGTATATCTATTACAATAGAGTCATGTACTGTATTTACCACACATGACTTATACTTGTCAAGTCTTTTATTTATTTCTATTAAAATTAAAGGCACAATATCTGCAGTAGCAAAACTTTGTACAGGATAATTTTTTATTTGTGTAAAATTAGTAACCTTACCACTTGACAATCTTTTTATATTAGGAAAAGCAAACTCTCTACCTGAAGGTGTTTTTATTTTACCTGTAGTCATAGCTTCTTTAGCCAATTTAGTATGCCAGGTAGCAATCCCCTCGTATTTTTTCGTGAACTGTTCATAATACTTTGCTTCAGCAGGTGTCCTCCCAAACCCTGTAGCACCGAAGAGTGGTGCGAATGTATGTGCTTTACCCTCTTGTCTTGTAATCTTTTGCCCTGCATCAGTAATAACCTTTGCAGTGTACGAATGAACGTCAAAACCATCTTCTATCTCCTTTATAGCTACTTTATCTTGTGATAAATATGCAGCAGTTCTAAACTCTAATTGTGCAAAGTCTGCTTCCATAATCTTACCACCTTCCCATCTTGATACAAACACTTTCTTTACAGGAAATGTACCACCTCTAGGCATATTCTGCATGTTTGGGTCTGCTCCACTAAATCTACCTGTAGCAGTTCTATGTTGTAATAGTCTAACATGCAATAGACCATCTTTCTTAACATGCGTTTCAATACCTTCTACAAAAGATGAAAGGTATGTTTCTAATGCAGATAGTCTTTTTAAATCACCTAAAAATTCCACTGCTTCTTCCATGTTATTTTGTTTAGCAATATGTTGTACAACATCTAAATTATTTTTACTAACACTAAAACCGTTTGCACTTACCCACTTTGCACTAGGTGGATAAAATCTTAATCCTGCAACCTCATTTGTATTTTTAAAAGTATAACCTAATGTAGAACAATCAATACATTTTGATTCTTTTGCAAATGGACTACCATCTTTTTTAGTTCTTCTAATCTTTCCTGATCCATTACAAGTAAAACATTTTTTAGCAATAGTTTTAAATATAATATCTGAGTTTTGTTTCATGGCTAATTTAAAATCTTCTTTATCCATATAAGGTGTAAAACTATTTGACCACATCTCTTTACTCTTTGGTTTCCTACTAAATATAACCCATGACATTTGTTCAGGACTATTTAAATTTATAGGTGTATCTCCCATTAGTTTTCTTACATGTAAAGATAATCTTTGTGTTATCTCATTTCTTTCTTTTAAAAATTCTTCCTTAACTTGATTTAAAGATTGCATATCTACAGAGAAACCCCTTCTATATATATGTGCTAAAGTTAAAGCTATTTGATTAGTAAAAGTAATTGTTTCTTTTAAACCTACACTATCTTTTTTATTTAGTCTGTATATTATACTATCATAAAGTTCTTTAGTTACTTTTAAATCAGACGATAAATAAGAAGATAATTCATCTCTAGGTATTTCATCTACATTTAAACCTTTTTTAAAGTATTCTTTCAATGTGTTTTGTTTTTTATGATCTAAATCATATCGTTCTGCACACATCTCTAATGATAATGGTTCTTTAACACCTCTCTGTAATATATATTCTCCTAGCATAGTATCAAAAATATTACCATCATAAGTAAAACCACACTCCCATAACCACATTAAATCATAAACAATATTATGACCTATTAGTAAAGTAGTATTATCTAAAGTTCTTTGTATTAAAATATGATGATAAGGTGAGCCTTTATCAATATTATATAACTGCTCTTGTCCATCTTCTTTAAGTATACCTATCATAACTAATTTATTATCAGGTTCAAATGGATCAAGATGCATCTTACCATTTCTAGTTGTTGTTGTATTTTCTACATCTAATATTATTTTCATGCTTCGTACCTCGCAGTATTATAATCAAATGTGCCATGTACGATCCCATGCCAACCTGTTAATTTATTCTTCACTACATTTAAATGTCGCATACTATCTTCTTCCTCTTGTCCTTCTACAGGTGGATTCTTAGCTATTAATATCATTAAGTCTGCTTCTGCTGCTTTTCCTGTTCTAGACCCTTCCATCATAGCTTGATTTAGAACAACCTTGTTCTCTGCTTCTGCAGACAGTTGAGACATATAAAAGATAGCACAGTTATGTAACTTTGCTATTTGTCTTGCATGTATAGCATTTGTTTTTAATGCTTCATCTAATCTAGCAAATCCTGCAGTTTTAGCAAACTTATCACCCATGTCTAATATAACAACATCAGGTTTATGTCCTTTACAAACACTTTCTACCCAAGCCATATCTTTTCCTGTAGCATCAAATATATTTAACATTTTCTTTACAGGTGCAAATAATTCTGCTGCTTTTCTTGGGTTTTCTTTTATCTCCCACTTGTTCATTCCTGTAGCTGCAGTTAGGTATCTCATACCCACTCTATGACTACCCTCTTCATTACAAAGTATCATACATTTAGCACCTTGTCTAGCAAATCCATTTATACCTGCAACGATACTTGCATGAAAAGATGTCTTTCCTGTATTAGGTCTTGCTCCTACTTCTATTAAATGTCCTGCATTGACACCCTCTACTTTTCTTGTAAGTGATGATATATTAAATGTCCATCTAGCTTCCATGTCATTCTTTGCAAGTAATGTTTCCACATCTATCTGATCCCAATCTACTTTTATATTAGGGATAAAATTATCCCCATACATATTAAGAAGTTCTCTAAGGGGTTCAAGAGTGGAAATACTACCATTAACATAGTCAAAACCGAGGTTAGCAATATCTTCACCAACAACTTGCTGAAATAATTTAGATAATACTTCTTGTGCAACGTCTTCTCCCATTGATTTTTCGTTTTTAATCTGTCTAAACAGATCACCATATGCGTTCTTTTGTGCAGTAGTCATAGATGGATTACTAGATAAAAACAACGCTTGTATTTCATCAGGTGTAACCGATCTATTATATTTTTGCATAGCTACATCTACTGATTGTTTTATTTTACGAACATCTTTACTAAACAACCTATCAGGGCATTTTGCACCACGATGGTCATCATAAAACTGTTTGTCTAATAAACTTCTAATTATTGATAGTTCCAATTTGTTTCTCCACTTGGTGTTAGCTTTTTTAAATTAATTAAGTCTTCTTCTCTACAGTATTTTAAATCATCTGTCAACTTTAATATTTTTACATTTTTGACATATCCTCTTAGTTCTTTTGCAAACTGCATAGTTTTTGGCAGTGCATCAGGATCAAGTGCTATGATTGCAGTAGGAAATTTAGATAGGTATCTTTTATGTTCATCACCTAAAGATGTTCCTAGTATAGCCACACCCATATATGTTTGACCACCTATGGCTATAGCACTTAAACAATCTTCAACAACTACTGCTATATCACCAAACCCTGATACAAAAGGTAAGCTATTATTGCCATATCTTTTCCATTTAGGTAGTTTCTTACCTAATGCTCTACCTGTAGCATCTATTATTTTATTATTATGTATAATAGGAAACACTACTCTATTTTCTTTCACATCATACATATAGTTTACATTATCAGGATTTATACCTCTTGTAATAAACCAATCCCTTATATATTTATTATCTGTTTTAGTAATATATTCAGGTAATGTAAAATCATCTGTAGTTGATTTATCTTTTTTATAGTTACGTATTTCATCTACAGTTAGATGATATTTAGCATTACCTTTTGCATTACAACTAACTTTATAACAATTCCATACTCTGTTACCCATATTGTTAGTAACAGTAAATGTGTTATACCCATTACATATAGGACAATTCATACGTTTTGTTTCACCTAATGTAATATCTAAATCATTTATGTAATTATATATATTCATAATATATTATTATTAACATATTTTTTTCTTTTTGTCAAAGCATTATCTGCACTTGTAAATGTGTGCTTCATATATGGTTTGACACTATTAGGATTTACATGACCTGTAACAGACATGATCTGACCCATAGACACACCTGCTTCTACCATCTCTGTAGTTCCTGTACGTCTAAAATCCATTAACCATAAATTATCAGGTAAACCTATTGATTTCATTATGTTTTTAGCTAATATAGATACAGTATGTACTGTGTATGGCTTATACTCCCCACCTTTAGGTTTAGGATTAGGTGCTACATATTTTTGAAATCCAAAGTCTTGTTTTTGATTTTTTAACATATCAAGTAAATCATTACTTATAGGTAAAGTTACTACTGCTCTACGTTTAGACTGTTGCAATTTTAACACACCTTTATTAAAATCTATGTTATCAAACTCTAAAGTTCTCATATCACCTATACGTTGACACCATTCATATGCCATCTGTGCTATTAAACCTATGTTACGATATTCAAATTTAGAATAGCACTTATTCAAAAAAACCAACATTTCTTCCCTTGACCAAACAGTATTTCTCTTTTGTGTAGCTTTTAGTTTGAAAGATTTAAATGGATTTACTTCAACATATCCCATCTCAATACCAAAAGAATATACTTTTCTTATAACTGCACAGATGTGATTAGCCATAGAAATGCCACGATTGAGCCACACTTCATATAATTGTCTTGCCATTCCCCCACTGATATTTTTTAATTTTATATCAGATAAATTTTTAGATTGATAAGTGGTTTCCATAGCTTTGTCTAAAAAATATACATAATCTTTTCTAGATTTATCACTTAAATTATTGAAATCATTAGATTTTTTATATTCATGCACCAAACCAAAAAAAGTAGGTAAAGTAGCTATAGATATAACTTTCTTGCTTTCATGTGAAAATTTATCTATGAGAGCATTAAATTTACTTGCTTGTTGCCTTGCTTCTAACAAACTGTTGCCTAAATTAACTCTCTTTACTACCCCACCATCTATGTATTTGTGGTGGATTAAATCTATAAAATATAGAACCATTACTAAATTTTTGTTTTTGTACATATCTTGGTAGCTTATTCATAAACCGTTTTCCCCCCCACTACTGACCGTAAATAAAATTTTAAAAAATGCAGCAGAACCACATTTTTCCAGGATTTTAGGTGATAGCTAATTAAAGCTACCACCACATTTATTGTTACTAACATCATAGTATGTTATAAGATTCTAAAGCTATGATGATAACAAAAGTTATTATACCTATAATAATATCCATTAGTTGTCACCATCTTCATTTAAAACAAAGTTTGTAGCATAGTGCATATCTTTTCCATGTTCGTCTTTTGGTGGAACTGCATCTATTAATCTTTGTATATCGTAAATGTCTGTTCTCAATGTTCTAACTTGTGATAGCCATAAATCATCACATTCTAAAATGGTATCGTTTAACTCTCGTAAATTATTATGTATTCTTAATAATAACTTTTTATCTTCATAGTTAATTTTATCTATTTTAACTTTAAATTTATTAGTTGTATCTCTCATATTTTTTCTCCTAGTTAAGTTAATATTATTAAATGTTTTTTAAGCCACTCTGAACTAACATTTGTTTTTTTAATAAGGTTTTCCCTAATAGCTTTTTTTAACTCTTTGTGGTATTTTCTACTGCCACTCGTATTTTTTTTGTGTTTACTTTTCATATTAGTTGCTCCTATTTGTTGTTTTTAGTGCTTGTTGTCCACAAGAAATACCATCAAATAAAGATAGTACATCTCGTAAATCTCCTTGAATACCTTTAAATATTTCATTGATAACTGATACTGTCCAACCGTTGCCTACTGCTTTAAAACGATTAGATTTAGCTACAGGTTTAGTATCTACTACTGTTGTATTACTTAATTCTCCATCAATAATTGGTGGTGAAGAAAATTTTTTAATATAGTTACCCATAGCAGTATAATCTCTAGGCAAACTCTGTAATGCTTCTGCTTCTGTAGGTAGTAGTTTTCTCCACCTCAAACCATCATCACCTACAACAACATTATCTTTTTCAATGGTTGTTAAACAATTAGTTTTACTATCTTCCCTGACTTCTAATTGTGTTGTAAAAGGTAAATCTAATTGGTTATCTTTTCGGACACCATTTGCATTTAACCTACGATTAACGATCCTACCACCTTTGGGATCATAGGTTGCTACCTTTGGTTCTCTGTTGCCACCTTGCATAGTTAATAATGTAGGTGCTTTACCATTTTGATGATACACTCTTTTAGTAGCATTATAATTGTAATGAGCATACTTATCTGCATCACCTACTAAAACTGTACTGTCTGATATTGGATATAATCCATCTGTAGACTGTTTATATTGATTAGCTAGTAATGCACCACTTTTCTTTTGTCCTATCTTAAATGCTCTACTTCTAGGATTTGTTCTGCATCTTTCATTAGCCTTATCTGATAAGTTCCATGATGCATCTACGTTTTCTTCTAATATATCTGCAATAACTAATTTACGATCCACTATTTGACTAGGATCAATTTTAATATTAGTTATATACATTCTTAATCTGTTTTGTGGTGATGTAATGGAACTATTAATAAAGTAAACATATGGTTTATATCCTATAGCCTTTGTCACTTCACCAATCATAATATCTTGATTGTCTTTAGACATCTTGACGTTTTCAAGTAAAAAGTATTTAGGTTGTATTGTTTTAAGTGCATCAATAAATCTAAAAAATAATTGTCCACTCTCTGCCTTAAATCCCTCTCTCTTACCTGCCATACTAAAAGATGTACAAGGTGAACCTGCCAAAAGTAAATCAATTTGGTCAAACTTATTACTTTTAAAATCAATATCATTCACATCACCTAACTGAATAGTATTTGGGTGTTGGTATTGTGTTATAGCTATTGCATGATTTTCTAATTCTGATGCATAATAGTCATTGTATTTAATATTACTCATTGTTTGTTAACTCCCTTGATAATTCTAATAATACTTCCCTAAATGCACCGTCTATTGTGGGTTTTTCTTCAGGATAGTTCTCTAGGTTGTGTAGATAATAATTAGTTACCTTTTCTAAAAATTCATAGTATCTTATATCGTTTATATCTATAGGCATTTTATTTCTCCTCTATATATACTCGTAAATGTGTTGATTGTTCTATGTTTTGTCCATGATGTGTCAAACCTCTTCCCTTTAGTTCTTCCCTGATGTGTTGACCTCTCACTCGCATTTTATATTTCTTTGTGTTAAGATATTGTTTTATAGCATCTACAAATGATTTACCATAATTATTATTAGGTATCTCACAAAAATCATATTTAGGTATCGCCTTATCAGGTGTTAATTCTTCTATACGTTCTTTTAAATATGCATTTTTTTCTAGTAAACAAGAAACCTTTTGTTCTAGTTTAGTAATCTGATTTGTTTGCAATACAGACATTTCTAATTGTGGATCATAGTTTTCAAGTTCTTTAACCTTATCTCTTTCCTTTGTATATTCATCATAGAAATAATTAACAACTTTTAACATATCTACATTCATTTTTCTTAATTTATCTATTGTGTTTTGCTCACTCATAATTTTCTTCCTTTGCTTGTTCTGTTAGCATTTCACTTTCTATTAATTCGCACTCTGATGATTGGTAGTCATCATCACATATTCTGCTTTCACCGTCACAGACAGGACATATATATACCCCACCATCTTTAAACTTTTGTTCTGCTAGTCTAACTTTTTCTGAAAATCTCATTTTATTTTTCCTCACAATCATTACAAATTAAATTAAAATCAACTTCATTAACTTCGCTCATTTGTCCATATAATTCAACTTTATCACAAACAGAACAAATGTCAAAACCTTGATTAGGATTTTCTTGAATTATTTTTTTAACTTCTTC